GCCAGCTTGATTCTACTGCGTGGCCGCAGCGCCGCAGTACTAGAAATCAGACACAGCTGGTCGGCAAGGGACTGAGCCGAAGGGTAACATCTTGATTATGTGTCGTTCACAAGATGAGCGTACTCCGCATCCCCAAGCGGAGGTCTTTCAGATCAACAGGTAGCTTTATCTCGGCATTTTGTGATCACCTTTAGTAAATATAGAAGCGGAGGGAGTGGAGAGTGAGTAGCCTAGAGAGGGGGGGTTTTTGAGGGAAAAACAAGAAACAACAGGCTCCTCTAACTAGCCTGAGTGGGGGAGGAACTACTCTAATTTTGATGGCTCTGGCGTTCGTGGGTGGGCAAGGCCCGCGACGGCATGGGGTTGTTGCGCAGCCACTGGGTTGCCTCATCGCGAATCCAATCCGGTATCTGAGCGATGAGGCGCGGCGCCGGCCGACGCGGATTGGGATTCATGATGCTCTCGAGACGGTCCTCGCGCCCATCCGTGGTCGGGCCGAGAAGGTCGAGCCTCTCAAGCTCGGCCAGCACCGGGAGATTGCACCACTGATCAGGGACTCGGATGGCGCCGTCGACCAGCGATTGCTCGAATTGGACCTGTTCAGCGGCCGGGATCCCGAACTCAAGCTCTATGACCTCTCGAGCGGCCATGGTCACCACAGCGGGCGGGTACGTGCTCTCCAAAACCAGATCACGTCCGAGCCAACTCTTGGCTTCCTCGGCATACTTCCTGTGGTCGTGGGAACGGGTCAGGTAGAGAACGTGATCAGCGAATGGCCCAATGATGGGCGCATGCGGGTACATGGCCTTGAGGGAGAGAGCCTTGGCGCGGAAGTACCCCATTTTGGTGGACATCTTCGCTAGCCCGAACTTGGGATGCAGAGTGCAGAACTTGATGAGAACTTTCATTGGGTCTGTGAGAAGGAGCCCGTTGCCCGCGGTCAGCATCGAGCAGAATCTCCCTGATCGCACGTTCGGGTGCTCCTCAATGACCAGGTCCAGGCCAAGAGCAGCGATGAGAGCGCGATCGTAGGGGCCGCCGGCGCCGACGCCGTCGTCCCCTTCCGCAAGTCTCTTTGAGGCATACATCAGGGAAACGATCTCATCAGTGTTCCGCAGAGCCGGGTAGTCGGTGCGGACTCGGAGATAGGCAAGCAGCATTTGGTTGAGGAGCCAATTGAAGAAGGCGGTCCACTCCGCTCCGGACCAGAGCGTGGCGCCGATGCAGAAAGTGGTGCCGGCCATGCGGACAACGTTGGGATCCTTGTACATCTGCTCGAACATGTCTATGATGTCAATGGGGAAGTCCGACTGCTCGCGGAGGATCTTGAAGATCTCAAGCCCAGGCGTGAGCAGATGACCAGCATGATGCCGCTCGAAGGAGCTGAAGTCCGTATGATTGGTCGGCTCGTCAGCAAAGAGATCATCAAGGCGCTCGGCCAGGTGCCTGATATCAACATTCTTGATGTGTGAGGTCGGAGCCGTCGCGTAACCAGCCTTCTCGATGGCCTTCTCATAGCCGCACCACAAGACTGATCGCTCATCACCGGCTGCTATGATCGAGCGCGGGAATTTGAACTCAGCCCACCCCTCGTGTTTAGGAAAACCCTTGAGAGGCTCACTCAGATCAAGGTCCGGTGAAAGGAGGTTGGTGCATACACGTCTAAAGCGGGAAGAAGTGTAGTTTTTCTTGTGCTCGCGAATGTCGGGGATCGGATCACGCGGGCACACGAAATACTTGCGGATGTAAGCCGCCGAGACAGTACTCCACAGTGCGGCCTCGGTCGCATCATGTGGAGGCAGGGGGCAACCGTTACGCTGCGCACAACCCATGATCACTGAGTGCGTGTTGCTCTTGTCCGGAATTGTCGGTCTGACGCAATACCCGGTGAGTTGGGTAGTGATGTGCAAGCTGGGATCCGTGAATGCGACCACCTTGCGGCCAGGCTTGTCCTTGGCCAAAGTGCCCCCGAAGTCTGCCCGAGGGGCGACTGGGAGCTTGCGCGAGACATCAGTGCTCAGAGCACCCACATGCTGGGTCATGAGGGTGTGGTGATCCTGTTCGCGCATGATGTCGAAGTACTCGAGCGCTAGGCGATGGTAGTACGAGCGGTCAAGAGTGTGGTTGCAAGGGCGAACATGCAGATTGCAGCTAACCACATGCGTTGCGATCCGCTCGGCGAAGATCAGACGGTCCTTGGCTGGCTCTGAGGTCAGATGCGACATGAGAAGGCGCCCGTTGACATGCTCCGCGCGGCTCGAAGAGTGGGGCACAATCTCGTGAATGATATTTGCCAACAGAGCTAGCGTGCTCGTGTAGTACGTGATTGTGTACGCCCTGGTGCTCAGGAGGTCATTGGGCCCAGCCGGGATGAGAGGCATCCGCGATCCAGACGGAGTTCTGTAGTCTGAGACCACAACAGGGGGATCGGTCTCATGGAGACCTATATAGATCGCCCGGCGCTTCCTGATGGTCCCGGAAAGGCGGGCGACAGCCGCACCGAGCAGGAACAGGAAGACCATGCGGCCGAGCCTCCCCACGCGCTTGAACAGCAGCGCCAGCCCCCCAACGCCCAAGGCGATAAGGAGCTGAACACCACTGTGAGCAGGGAGTCTGCGCAAAAGCCACAGGGTACTGAGCCCGTAGGTTGGCTGTGCGGCGCGGGCTGGGTGGACCGTGTCTGGGCGGCACATGCGAACGTTGTGCTCGATCGCCCGATCGCCGTTGTGCCAGAACACCCGGTACATGCCAGCCATAACGGGGCCTGGGGGCACCGCCACAGGGGCGGGCCCCGGCACAGCTGGTGGGGCTGCTGGCGGGACCGGGGGGGCGGGCGCCGGGCCGGCGGGGGCTGGGCCTAAAGGCCGGGCCGGACCCTTTGCTGGGGGTGGTGCAGGCGCTCTCTTTGCACGCGGGACGGCTGGGGCCGGGGCGCGTGCATCGAAGTCGATCCCCCGATCATCGCGTCGGGGGCGGGCAGCTTCAGGGTGTTCTGGATCAAAGACCGCCAACGCAGCGCGAGCCAGATCATCATCATCGTCGAAGTCCCTACTAATCACTGCAGTGGGAGCCTCGCTGAGCACTGACGCGGACCCCGATGGCATCTGGAGTGGGGGCGGCGGGGCATCAGCCCTCGCTTCCTGTGCTGCCAAAGCGGCGGCGGTGAGCGCACGGGCCCGCTGTTGAGGCAGGGCTGGTGGCTCCCGCGGGGCTTGGGCTGCGGCAGCCGCAGGCGCACCATAGTCGACCTGAGGGTCGGGGAACACGCGAAGCGGCAGGATGAGCCGGGACGCCCGAGCACGGGCGATGCCCTCAGCGCTCAGCCGAGGTGCGGTAGGGAACTCACCATCATTCAGGCGACGCGCGATCTCCGGAGCGCCAGCAACGGCATACTGAGCAGCCTCAAACGTGCCATAGCGGTCCAGGTGCGTGATTATATGCATTGCCATCTGCGGTTCACCTCTGCTGATGTGGTGAGCCGCCCGCGCGACGTCCCAGGCCAACTTTTGTCTCCTATTGCCGCTAGTGTCATGACGTACGGCATGCTCTATGTTCCGGGAGAGGATGACAGTCCCTGCAGGCCCGTGGGTGGCATGGCGCAAGGCCTCCATGAGATTCGCCACCATCGCCTCACCAAATGAGTGAGTAAGGCGACCCCTGCCGGCGAGAAGACCGAAGAGCGTCTGAGGAGGAAACGCCGAGAACTGAGTGCGATAACAGCACAAATTCCACAGATAGTGGACGATGATCCGCGGTCCCATTGGGAGCTTTGAGTAGGAGAAGTGGGCTAGATTGCTGGCCGATCCAAACATGAGCCACTCCATACAGCCGAAGAAGAGGCCGAAGTCTTGGCGGCTGAGTATCGGGCGAGGGAGGGCGCGTGAGGCAAAGTCCAGGAGCGGTCCTTTCACGATTTCCTCCGCAACGACTGAGGCCAGGACCTCGATCTTGAGCGGAAGGTACTTTGAGCAGAGCGAGTGCTGGACAAGGAGCCCAATGAAGCTGACGGCGAAGTACAAAAACGTGGCCGGGCGGCTCACGCAGCGCTTGAGCATCTCGAAGACCCGCCGGAGGCCGCCAGACAGAGCCAGGTCAGTGCCGAAAGAAAGATTGGCCACTTGCAAAAAGAGATGTGCGAGAACACTATCGCTCGAGCGGACTGAGTACATGGCGCATATGAGATTCGTGAGCGCAACACCGCCGAAATAGAAGGAGCGGATGGAGCCGGCCTCCATAGGGATGAGGGCAATATACGCGTTGAGGCGGAGCAAACCCAACGACAGCAAGTAAGCACCGGGGAGAGTGCCGGGAACTCGAGCCACTCCGGCCACGTCATCCTCATTTGTGGCCTCCCCGTGGGTGCCATTAAGTTGGGACACGAGCCGCAGTGCAAAGACCACAACCACCGTGACTGATGCGACCACTATGATCGCAAAGAGGTGTTTGCTGCGGCAAGTGACCTGAACGCTCGGGCCACTGAGCTCCAAGACGGAGCCGCCCGGGGTCGCGTTCACGGGCCCGGCAGAATGGCGGGGCGCACCATTGACGGGAGTATTAGCTGGGGGAGGAACCTCGATCTCTATGTCGAAGAGATGGTCGTCCCCCGCAGGCGATATCACATGGTCAGCCGGGCCGGCCACGTAGTCCTTGCCATGTGGACTCTTGCCGTGACCGATGACACACTCATCGTCAGAATCAACTGAGTGGCGACGAGGGATGTGCCTTGACTTGTTGCGCTTCCCGCGGGCGTCCCTTGCCTGGGGCTCATTGCGCGAGAGTAGACGCATGCTAGCTGCGGCTGCAACCTGGCAAGGAGCGGGCCCTCCGCCTAACGGAGGGTCCGAACACAGGTGCTGAGCCAGCATTTCGGCAGGCGTCAAGCAGGTAGCCAAGGCGTGAGGAAGGCCTAACTGCTGGCACAGGCACTGCGCGGCAAACTTCAGGCGATTGAAGTAGCAGATTGAGTCGCGTGCCGACTGTGCCTCATCGCGAATATCCGAATCAGCATTTGGGGCGTAGAGCGCGGGGTGGGGCAACCGCCCACTGAGAAAAATTATCCCGTGCTGCTGAACGACCGCGTTGATGGATTCGCGGGACTGCCCAACGCAGCGCTCCAACTCGGCAACGAGTGAGCGGGCGACCTGACGGGGCAGCTTTGCACCAATGAGCTTGTAGCTGTTTTCGGCACAGCGACTGAGGTGCATTTCCGTAAGTTCCACGAAATACTTGTCAGCCGACACAGTAGACTTTGAGGTGGCAGCTGAGTTGCAGGAATGAACAAAGCGTAGGAACTTCGGGTGGTGCTTTTGCGGGATGAGACTCATCAGGTCATCTTCCTCGCGCAAAGCTGTGCGGGCTATCTCAACAACGGGGAGTTGAAGGAGACTAGAGGCCCGCGCGGCGGTTGGCGCCGGGTGCTCGGCGATGAAGTCCGCGAGAGACAGAATATCCAGAGGAGGCCTGTCAAATCGAACAAGCGCCTTCCGGTTCGCGAACTCCTCACGCCAGCGGCCGATCTTGAGGGCAAACTCCTGAGTGCTGGGCCGACCGACAGTGCCGGTCACGGGGCCTTGAGGCTCAGGTCGGTAACCGACCATCATCGAGTCTGGGACGTCGATGAAGGCAGGGGCCGCCGCAGCGGCACGAGTGTTTGGTAGTTGATGTCCATGCTCTTTTTCGCAAGAGGGGGTGTGCGGCCCACACTTGCTCGGGTTATACGCTCTCCGCAACGTTTCATCTGTGATAGATAAATCCATGGTGAAAAAGAGGGTTTGTCGTTTGTCCACCGTTGGTCTAAACCGATGGTGGGATGGGGCCTGACGCTTTGTTAGTGCCTTCTCCGGAGGCGCAGCAAAGCTAGGGCGAGACGCGCGTGGGATTGCGTCGGTTCCCACGTCGTTTTGAGAGGTGCACCTGGATTCCCCCCAGTGCTCTACCCCGCACAAGTCTCTGGTCAGTATGATAGGGAGGATGCTAGACTCCGTTGGCAGCAAGTATGACACCGGCTATACACTGTCCTTAACAAACCAGCCAGTCGACCTGATGTGGGTGACTTCACCGCCAAGCACCGATTCAGCATTCGGTGCCCCGCGGACTTGGGCCCGTGCAAAAGGGAACATGCACGGAGTTGCGAGCTCTTGGTTGGATTTTCGCCCAACTGACTTGCGCATCGGGGGTGCCACGCTCAACCGAGTTGAGTCAAACGTGGGTAACCTCCGAAGGTGTTGCTCTTCTGGGGGATCCTCGCACTGTGAAATCCCGAGACTCCCGGACTGAGGGAGAGGACAACGGGCATCTCACGTGCGGAGCGGAGCGAGTCCGCAGTGTCGTGGTACCAGCACGACGCCGAACCGGGGTGGGAACATCCACCCGCGGGACGGAGAACCCGGCCACGAGAACAAAGAGTGGGACCATCCACTAAATGAAGCACGAAAGCCGGGAGAGTGGCGGCCCTGCCCGAGATGGGTGAGCTCTCGCCGAGGCGTTGATGAGGCGCCTGTAACTGCCTCAAACACCTGACGCCCAGTCTCCGAGTGGAAACCACTCGCGGGGAGACGAAGAGGCGCTGGGGATGAGGCATTGGTCCGGGAACGACACCGGACGTGCAGAGAGCGTGCCCCGCAATACGCCATGGCAGAACAGTCGCGATTCGACCGAATTACCTGCGCTGAGCGTGGCGGGGCACACACAGGTGCTTTGGGACCGAGGGAACAGTCGCGATTCGACTGAATTACCCCTCAGCGACCCCTAGGCCTAGGGGCTGACGGCCTGCGTGGGGCAGGACCGGAAGAACGGCTGTTTTTCTGGACCGTCTTTATGATGTCAGCAGAAACCGCGCTCATTTGGGCCGCGGTTTTGACCTGTGCAGCGGGTACACTAACGCCGAACGGATGACCATCCGCGTTAAGGTACACAAACTCCTTCAGACCAGACCGAGGATCAGTAGTGACCCATCCGGTCTTCTTGGAGTTTGAGGCCCCCCAGGTCCAACCCTGCCTCTGCTGGGCCGTGATCGGCAGTAACGACCCAGGAGGGGAGGAGGGGGACGGAATGGGCGGCCCATCTCTCTGCTGCAGCTGTTGGAGGGCAAGCAGCTTCTTCTGCAATGAAGGCGCTATGCTCATCTCCCAGCCGCGAAACTTGCCTACATACCTGCCGTTAACCTGACGAAGTGCGCCCAGCGCACCCAGGTTGGCCGGGGTGACGTACTTCGCCATTCTGAGGGCGGGAAACGCCTTAGCCACATCGGTGGGCAGGTTCTCAGCAAAATAGTCAGGGTAGCCTCTGACATACTCGTTCTTGAGGAGGTAAGAGCCGTCGGGTCGACGGTAAAGCATTTCGTCGCCGTCCTGCTCGTGAACACGAGCAACGGGGACAGCAGACGAACTTGAGCCACCCGTGGGGGGAGCTCTGGGCCCTTTGGCCGGTTTTGTCGAGCCTGACGCCCTTGGAGCCCGAGAACGCGAACCAGCTCGAGGGGTTGCCTGCACATTGCGGGACCTGAGCAAGGCCCGCACTATGCCGACATGAACGCGTATCTTGGGCCCCCAGGGCAGCGTGAGCTGGACAAGCTCACTGTTCCTCTTACCATCCGAAATGCCAGGGGGAACGATAACCTTGTTTGCCGGGGTGACGAAGGATGCGAAGTCGCCTACCCGGGCGCCCGCCTCCCTGAGTTCTCGCGAGAGCCGGGTGAGGCCGGATGGTGAGAGCTCATCCACGAAGTGGACAAGGGGGAGAGGTCGAGCACAGGCACGTAAGATCGGCCTGGGTTTGGTGTTTCCACGACGATTGATGAGATCAATTAGCTTGCCATCCGATTTCCGGAGGTAAGTCGCCACGAGATTCTCAGTGGTCGAGTCACGTCTCAACGGTCGGAGCGGTGGTCTGGTCGCCGTGGCTTTGGCGTCCCCTTTGGCACGCTGGCCAGGCCCTGGGGTGCGGGCCTGACGGCCATCTACCTACGAGGGTTGGATCGCCGGGCGTGCTGCGCCGCGGGCGCGAGCCAGCAATAGAGGCCCTGTGCCCGCAAGCGCCTCTATTGTGCGCCCAGCAGCGTACGGTTTGATGACGTCGTACAGAGACTGAACCTGCTCGATCACGGTGCGAAAAGCACTGGAATCGACAGCCGGGTTCGGACTGACAGCCTTGCCAGCCGACTCTGTAGCGCGTACGCGCTGGGAGGTCGCCTCGTGGTGTTGTTTGGCCTCCGCTTGTCCATGGCGGCGGGCCGCAGCGCTAACCTCAGCAGGCGCAGACTTGCGTTCCGTGAGCAGAGTGGCTAGGACGGCGTCCTGCAAACTCTTCGAGCTCTCGAAAGCAACACTCCCGACACCTGAGAGGCTGCAGCGGAGGATGGCCGAATAGGCCTTGCGGAACTCTGTTCGTTCCGCGTGAATGTACAGGGGAAATGATCGTCCCTGCTGCGGCGTGGCCGGCACCGCGTAAGCTACCGTCGTGGTGACGTAAACCTTCAGTGCGTCGCCAGCACCTGAGTTGTTTGTCACCACGAAATGAGGCTGGACGCAGCTCTTTGAGGTACCGTAGCCCAAATGATTTGGGTAGTACCCGTCAGCACCGAGGAGACCCCACTGGGTCTGATCACACCCGGTTCTGAACGTATCGCCTAAGCTGCGGTCCAGGAGCGGCTGGAACAGAAGGACGCCCGCCCGTGCGTTCTTCGCTGGTACCAGGCCGGTCGCATGGTTTTCAACACTGACGGAGGGTCCAAGGGACCCGGCCAAATTGGGTACGACGTAGGTACCTACGGTGGCGTCATACCAATTGCCCAGGTTGAATGGGACCGGGGCTCCGAGATAGCCACACTGGAGGTCAACATCGGCGAGACCCACTGCCGTGATAGTTGACATGGCTCCAACGGAGTTGCCCTGGATGCAATCGATGACCATACGCCCCTTGAGTGGGCAGTAGTCGAACGTGCCATCCACATCAGGTTGGGCATAGCCGAAAACCTGGGAAAGGTCGGCGGGGTAGTACTCAGCGCCCGTGTCGATGGTGGGTGCTTGAGCGATGCTGGTCATGAGCGTTGAGCTGTTGAACACATCTGCCGAGATGGGGGCTGGGCTGTAACTAGCTCGCTGGTTGTGCGGGTTGAAGATGATGATGGCGGATTTCCCCTGATCCACAGTGATAACAGATCGCCCGGTTTGAACAACTACGTAGTAGTTGCTGGGCTGTTTGTTAGTCACGGACCGTGGAGGGACGCGCATCATGTCCATACTGAGTAGGGAGTCCACGTAGAGATCGTTGAACTGTTTCTCAGTACTGATTCGCGCACGATTGGCCGCAGCGAGATACTGCGAGCTCAGCTTGGGCGGAGTCTTCACGGCCCTGGCGATATTAAAATCGTTGGACTTGGAAGCGTATTGGGTATTCTTGCGTGTTTGGTTGGGTATGGTTTTGCCGTGAGGACTTGAGATTGTGCACCTCTCGATTAAAAACTAGTGCACATCAACCCCTGTGGGGAAGCCGCCAGCAGGTTTCCGCTGGTGGGAAAACCACG